CGAGCCCATTGGCTCGCAAACGCAACCTTGCCTTAGATTGTTTAAGCCCGCAAGTAGGAGCGTGCTCCGAAAGCGGGCTTTTTTTTGCGCTTGGATGCGCTTGGATGCGCTTGGATGCGCTTGGATGCGCTTGGATGCGCTTGGATGGGGGGATAGCACCATCGGAGCGCACAGTGCAGAAATATATCCACTCCCCACACAAAGTGCGTTTTTAGCATTTTTTCTTGACAAATGGCTATTTTTGTGTATATACTTTAATCAGGATGAAAGCAAAACTCAATCCACTTTGTTTAGAGTGTAGAAAAGCCTGTAAGCAGGCAGAATTTATTAAAGTTGTTTGCTGTCCTTTTTATGAACCAAAAATAGAAAGAGCAAAAATTGACTTGGCATCTGTTTCTACAATGCCTCAAAATACGCAGGAAACGGGTCGTAGAGACACGAACGTTTGTTGAGTAGTATTATTTTACTTTTTTCTTGACACTTCCTTAGAATAGTGCTATTCTTAGTAAAAAGGAGGTGTCATATGTATAAAAGAAAGAATTTCCCTTTTAAATGTGTAATTTGTGGAAAAGAAAGTTTTGGGGGAAGAAATCGAAAATTTTGTAGTAAAAAATGTCAGTTTGAGTGGACAGGAAAAAGGTCAGCGTGGAAAGGTTTACCTACAGGAACAGTAGGAGCAATACAAGAACTTAGAGTTGCAGTTGATTTATTAAAAAGGGGATATGAAGTTTTCAGACCACTCAGCCCTTCTTGTAGTTGTGATTTATTAGTATTAAAAGATGGTGGAATTAAAAAAATAGAAGTTCGGACGGCTTATGAAAGAAAATATGATAATAAATTATTTTATCCAAATAATAATATAAAGGCAGAATATCTTGCTTTGGCTTTACCAGATAAAATTATTTATAAACCAGAATTTTAAAAAGTTCTTGACAAATCCGCTTTTTTATGCTTATACTTTAATTGAACTCTACCAAAGAGGCAGTATGCTTGTAAAAGCAAACCTGCACTAAGCAAAAGGGAGAGTAACTATGAAACTTAATGACCCAGAAGAAAGGCTACGTTCCTTCTAAAAGACATCGCAGAAACCTTCACATCTCCCGTTGCGAAATCTGTAACCATCCCTTAAGAAAAGAAATCGAAGAAGATTATCTGCACTGTAATCCCTTCAGACATATCATAAAATGCTACGGAATTACTTCTAATCAGGTTATTATCCATCACGCCCGTATTATGGGCTTAGAGGAAAAAAGAAACCGAGAGCATTGGTATTGGCAATTCTTAGAGAACTTTGATTTTGAAAAAGGAATTAAGCCAGAGCACGCCCTTGCTGCAGCTTTTCAATTAGACCGCTTACAGCACAAACTTCAAGAACTTCCACCTGGACCAACTAATATTCAAATTGTCTATAAATATCCAGATAAGCTCGGACTTAAAGAACCAGAAAAAAAGGATGAGATAAAAGATGAGCGTAAAGACGATAGAAATCTCTTACCAGCCCAATCCAGTCCAGCAAGCGTTCCACCAGAGCCAGAAAAAATTTAGGCTTTTTAGAGGGGCATTTGGAGCGGGTAAAAGCTATTGTGGCTGTCAGGAGGCTTTACGGCTTTCTCTGGAATATCCAGGGAATTTAGGTTTAATTTCAAGGCTCACCTACACAGAGTTAGAAGATACGACAATGCGCACATTCTTTCAGGATGTGTGTCCATCTGAATTGATACGTTCTTTTAACAAACTCTCCCGACAACTTATTCTTTTTAATGGTTCAGAAATTGTATTCAGGTCATTGGATTCACCTGATAAGATAAAATTAGATTTAGGATTTTTCTATATTGACGAGGCTTCAGAAATTGACGAACTCACTTTTTTAACTTTAGTCGGAAGGCTTAGACATCCTAATGTGCGCCAGTGCGGATTCCTGACCTCAAATCCCGTGAATGTGACCCACTGGCTTTATAAATATTTTGTTGCTCAAAGGACAGAAGATTTTGAGGAATTTCACGGTTCAACCTATCTAAACAAAGAAAACTTGCCTGAAGGTTATATTGAGAGCTTAGAAAAGAATTATCCCCCAACTTGGAGGAAAAAATATCTGGAGGGAGAGTGGGGATTTTCTTTGGAGAGCCAACCTGTATTCTCGGAGTTTAGGGAAGACCTACACGTAAAAGACCTGCGTTATTTAACCGAAGAAGAGATGTATGTGGGCTTAGATTTTGGTTTCTTTCATCCTGCGGCTTTATTTACTCAATTAGACGATAGAGACAGGTGGTTAGTCTTAGCGGAATTTCAACCTGAGAATATAACTGCTCACGAATTTGCCCGCAGGCTCATTGAATTCCAGAATAAGAGATTTCCTTATGTCTCAAAATTTATTTATTACGGAGACCCAGCTGCAAGGCAAAGGTCAGATAAGAACGAGAAAACAACCGCAGAAATCTTTAGAGACCACGGAATAAACATTTTGAGTAGGGCTTCCTCAGTAGCTGCCAGAGTAGAGATTATAAATAAAAGACTGGCGACGTTAACTGATGGAAAGCCCTGCCTTTTAATAGATAAATCCTGTAAGACCCTGATTGATGCATTATCGGGCGGCTACCATTACAAAGTTAACAAAGATGAGCCCGAACACGATTCTTATTATTGTCACTTAACAGACTCGTTGGGTTATATTGCAGTGGGATTATTTTCTGTAAAGGACGCTTCAGTCTTAAGAAGAGATTATCTGCCCCAACGTCTGGCTAACTGGAGGTTTAAGAAATGAACGGATATAATCCATTTAATCCTGATGAATGGTATAACATTCCACCTGAAAAGAGAAATCCGCAATGGGGTGGAACAATGTTAGCAGGTTTAAAAAATCCTTCTGCTCCTTTAATGGCTGGATTAACTACTGCAGCTTTAGCAGAACCTACTCCTTTAGGAGAACTTGCGTTGTTAGCTTATTTAGGTTATTTAGGATTAAGAAATATACCACAGTTAACAACAAAATTTCTTTACGCACGTCCTATAAAACATCCAGAAGCCAGAAGAGGAGGGAAAGAACCTACTCCTCCTCGTCGCACACGACCACCTGCAGAAGAAATTCCTTCTACTGGTGAACCTGGAATAGGTGGTTTTGTCCCAGGTAGAGGTTGGGGAATAGGTGGTGGTAGACCAACTGGATTTTATGAGATTTCTGGAGAAAATTGGCTTCCTCAATTATTATTGAATAATTATCTAAATCTATTTTATCCATTTGAAAGTAGAAAGAAATATTGGGAATAGAGGAGATAAAAGATGACTGTATTCAGAGCGAATTTACCAAGTTTAACTATTCCTGGATTTAGAAAGATAAAAGTTCCCAGCACGAAGTTTAAGATTAAGTTCAAGAAAATGGCGGTGCCAGTTTTTAGAGTTGGGACTAAAACCATTAAACCGAAGTTTAAAATCTGAGGAGAATATGCCTGAGGCAACCTTAAATCTATTCATTCCTGAAAATATAAGTCTTGGAGAGCGAGAAGAAGAGCTGGTTAACAAAATCTGCACTCTTTATTCTAATACCATAAACTCCGCATTTTATCAGAATAAACTTAAAGAGTGGAATGAGAGCCACGAGATTTATCTATCTAAAGTCACTCCTACTTCCTGGCCCTGGCCAGATGCCTGTAATATTGACTTGGGAATTATTGAAATGGTTGTAGATAATATTAAATCAAGATTTAAGTTATCTACTATCGGTGCAAAGCCGATGTTTAATTTAATTCCCACTACGCCAGAAGGCGAGGAGAAGAAGGAATGGGTTACTGACAATATGAATTTTATTCTGGATGAGGATATAGATATTGAGAAAAAAATTGATGATATTGCCCAGAATACCGTTGAATACGGAACTTGTATAGCAAAAATATATTGGCAGAAAACCTTGCAGGAAACTCGCCAATATACGTCTGTGGATGAAATCTTAATCCCTGATTTAGTTGAGGAGATAAAAGAAAAAGGCGAATTAGATGTTGTGGATTTAACCAATGTGATTGTCCCTGAAGGTGCGGGAAAAGATTTGCAAAAACTTCCCTGGCTCTTCCATCGGATTTGGTATTCTCTGGATGAGCTAAAGAAAAAAGTTAAGATTGGATTTTATGCTAAAGAAAAGATTGAAATAGTTGAAGCGGGATTGCGTGAAACCAAAGAGGCAACTGCAAAAACCCCTGAAGAGAAATTGCAAGTTATTACCAAACTTCCCGAAGAGCAAATTGAGATATTAGAATGTTATATGCGCTATGATGCGGATAACGATGGTCTGGAAGAAGAATGTATTTTCTGGATATGCCCATCTACAAGGACTTATCTTAAAGGTCATTATTTAAGAGACATCTTCTTTGACGGAAGACGCCCATTTTATAGATTTGTCTATAAAGAGACTGGTTCTTTCTATGGTCGGGGCATTCCGCAGATGCTCAAGTATTATCGGGAGGCAATCAACAATATCTTTAATTTTGGAATTAACTCCGCTTATTTACAAATTCTTCCTTGGGGATTTTATCGGATTGGTTCTTCTTTTAAGCCTGAAGAAGTAAAACTTGCACCAGGGACAATGATACCTGTTGATGATATAAATGATGTGCGAATTGCTTCCTTTCCTCAAACTTCTACTCTTGCTGAAGGGATAGTAATGCTTTTAATGACTTTTGTAGAACGCCAGACAGGAATATCTGCTCCGCATATGGGAAAAGAATTTCCAACCCGAAAGACCGCAACCGAAGTAAGAACCATAATTTCTGAAGGAAATATCAAGCACGAAGACCGTATCGCTTCTTTTCAGGACATATTTTCAGATTGTTTAAAAGGGATTTATCATCTTTATCGGCAAAATCAACCTTTAGGTAAACAAATCCGTATTCCTGATGAGACGATGCAGAGCGCAAGGTTTGTTCCTGCCTTTTCTGCCTTAGACCAATTAAGTGATTATGATTTTGTAATCCTGGGAACTTTAACCACAGGAAATAAAGTAACTGAAAGAGAAGATACAATGGGTCTTTATGCTTTAGCCTCCAAACATCCGCTTTTGGCTGAATATCCTTCAGGGCAATTAGAACTCTTAAAAGAATTATTTAATACCTTTGGCAAGCGTAATATCAAAAGATTTTTGCCTCCAGATGAAGTAATTAGAATGATGACGGATGTGAAACTTAGAGAAGTTATCGCAATGCTTCAACAACAGATGATGAAGATGGGTGCAGGAGCTCCGCCTACAAGACCAGAAGAAATGGTTAGCCCAGGGCTTTATCCAGGGGAGGCTGAAACTCCTGAAGCTCCACCTGAAACGGGTTTACCAGTACAACCGCAAATGTCTGCGGAGGGGCAAGAATGATAAACGAAAGAATATTTAATCAGATTAAACCGATAATTTCTGACCCAGGTTGGGGTCTGATTGTTCAAAGGATAGAAGAGCATTTTAACTATGCAGATAAAAAAGTTCACCAAGCTACCAGGGACACCATTGATTATGCCAAAGGTTATTATGATAGCGCCCTGTTTATATATAGATTGTTAAGCGAACCTAAAAACATCGCATCAGACGGGGTAACTTCCCTCGCTACCCCGAGCGAGGAAAAGGAGGAATAAAATGGCGCAAGAAGAGCCCAAGAAACCAGAAACATCACAAACACCGTTAAGTCCCGAAGAATTACAAAAGATGAAAAATGAATTAGAAGAATTAAAAAGAAAAAAAGAGGAAGCAGAGCAACTTTTAGAGCAACAGCGTCAGCAGAACTTGGAGATGATGGCGCAGATGAGCAGATTTCAAACTCCGCCTCCAATTTCACCAGAGCCAGAAGAGCCAACAGAAGATTACGACAGTTTATTTTTACAGCAACCAACAAAGGCAGTAAAGAAAATACTGGAGAAGGAAAAAGAAACCTTGTTTAAGGATTTGCCTAAGTATGTGTCTGAGGAGGCAATCAAGGTGTTTTATCGGGAAAGATTTAAGCAAGACGCAATGACGAAATATCCAGACTTAAAGAATCCAAGCTCTGAGTTTTATAAAAGAGTGGCAAACTTTATGTATGAGCGCCCACATCTTTATCAAGACCCAGAAGGAGTTCTTAATGCCTGCGCACGGGTAGCTGAAGATATGGGAATCAAAAGACAAGAGGCAAAGCAATCTTCTTTTGAGGAACAGCGCAGAGCAGTTGCTTCTCAAGGAGTAGAAGGAGCAGGTGCAACTCTGCCTGCTAAAGAAGAAGCAGAGTTAGATGTTCAAGGAAAAATACTCGCTCAAAAACTGGGAATTTCTGAAAAAGCAATGATTGAGCGTTTAGATAAATTCGTAAAAAAAGAAGGCGAATACAAGCAAGAACCAGGAACAAGTCGTTATAAAGCAAGGCTCTAATAATTAGAGCAAAGCGAAAGGAGAAAAATGGCAAAGACAGTCCAAATAGTAAAAGAGATGCGTGATTATACAAGGCAGTCTCTTTTAAAGATTCCTAATAAGAATCCTAAACTAAACTATCGTTTTATCCGTAACACTCCAGAGAATATCGCTCTTATGGAGGCAAAAGGCTATAAAATAGCTGACGGAGAAATCGTGCGTCAAGCAGGCTTAAAGCCTCGTGAAGACGGAACTTATCGTGTAGGAGACCTCATTTTGGGAGTTGAAGAATATGCTCATCATAAAGAACATAAAGATAAAGAACTTGAGTTTAGAAAACGTCAAGAAGAGTTAATGAGAAGAGGATTGCATAAAAGAGGTCGGATTGCAGGAGTTCCTACAGAGTCAACAGAAAAGTTAGAATAGGGGGTAAAATATGTCAACCGTTACTGTAGTTGCAGGACGTCCAACATTGCCTGGGGAAGTGAGATATTTTCCCGAAGCAGCAAGCCAATCTTTTAAAAAAGGAGAATTTGTCTACGTAGGTAGTGATGGAAGAGTAGCAGTTTGTAGTTCTGATGCGGCAGGGATTGCGGGAATGGCTTTGCAAGATGCAACTGGGACAACTAATACGGCGATTGCAATTTGTTTAGCCAAAAGAGGTCAGCAGTTTACTCTGCACGTAACCAATGTAGGTTCTTCAACCACAACTGCTAATACTGATGTTGGGAAAAAATATGGTTTGTATGTTGCCTCAAATATCCATTATGTAGATAAGGGCGATACCACGAACAAAAGGTTCATTGTTGATGATATTGCTCCAGAGGATGCAGTAGGCGATACAAACGGAAGATTGATTGTTGAAGTTCTTGAGGGTTATGCGCAATTGGACTCTGGAACTTCATAATCTAAGCGTCACGCGTGTCGGATTTAGTGTCACGCGTGACGGATTGTGTTAAGAGTGTAATTCGCACTCACTCAGCGAAAAAGATAGGATTAGTTGTTCTTTGACAAATACGTGTAAGGAGGTGTAAAATGGTTTTGCTTAGAGCTGCAGCCGACGACCTTCTGCACGTGGGTTTGGATTGAGCAGTCAGTCCCCTAAGTGATAGTTAGTCCAACGGCGTTGGATTGTCACTTAGGAAAAGAACGAGAATTCGGAGAAAATCTAAAAGTAAGTATTGAACTTACTCACGACAACCCCGAGCCGAGCCGAGAAATCGGAAGGTGTAACGACTATGCACGTTCCCCGAAAGGGATGATATAGTCTGGTCTGCATAGAAATATGCAGTTAACATAACGGAAGTGCTCTTCCAGAAATACAAAGAAATCCAGCCTGTTTATGCTCAAATCTTTGATATCAGGGGTTCTGATAGAAAGTATGAGAAGACAACTGGTTTCTCTGGTTTTGGAAGTTTAGTGCAAAAAGAAGAGGGTGTGAGTATAACGTATGACGATCCATATCTTGGTTTCGATACGACTTTTACCCATCTTACTTATGCATTGGGGGCGAGAATTACGAAAGAGATGGAGAACGTCTCTTAATTAGACTATATGCTGGGAAATCCTAAGAGCCTACTTTACTTCTTAGGTAAAAATAAGGAGGATATATGGACTATCAGCAGGTAAGGTTATTAGATTTAGGATGGTTAGTCTGCGCAATTGAAGGAGAGGGAACACTTACTTTAGTTTTGAACAATAGACCAAAGCGTGGATATAACTATTGGTATTTCGTCCCTTATTGTATGATAGCCAATACTGAATTGCCGTTTATAGAAAAATTTATGAGAATTTGTAAAGAATTCAATATTGGCTGTTACAAAATGGCAAAAAAACCTTTGGAAAGTAGAAAAATTTGCTATTCTGTAAGAATTGCGGGGATGAAAAGAATGGAAAATCTCTTAAATTTAATTGAGGAACATTTGGTAATTAAGAAAGAGCAAGCAAAGATAATCCGAGAGTTTATAGCGTATCGCAAAACTCTTCCACCAAAAGCTCCTCAAGGAGAATATGAAAAAAGTTTAAGAGATAAAATCCAATCCCTCAATAAATTTGGGAAACCTAAATTTAATAAAAACCTCAACGAGCATACGTCTGACTTTTTTGAGCAACACGATAAAGGAAGATGGCCAGAAAAGAAGATGTGCTCTGAACTGCAAGGAAACCTTGCAGAGATAGATAGAAATATCTATCCACCTGTAATTAACAGGTCATAAAGCAACAGATTGGCAAGATGATGACCTCTACAACGTAATCAAGCGTCTCCCTTCAGCCCTTGCAGATACAGTCGTCAGGTTTAAGGATACAGCCTGTGCTAATGTCTTCAACAACGGGTTTGCTTCTACGGGAACGGATATGATGTCAGGTGGAGATAGTCAATATCTCTTAAATTAAGGAGCTTTACCTATGGAATTGAAAAATTTATCAGAAGCAGAGAAAGGATACATTGCAGCTTTAATTGATGGTGAAGGTTGGATAGGTGTTACCAAAACTTCCCATCGTTATCCTGCAAGACTTGTCATTGCAATGACACATTATGAGACGCTTGTTTATATTCAATCTTTGATAGGCGGGCTTTTGTATAAAGCGTCAAAAGCTAATTTATATGATTCTGATAAATGGGTTTTAATGGTATCGGCTAATACATTGAGAAGATTACTTCCAATGTTAAGACCTTACATTAAAACTAAAGCAAGACAAGTTGATTTAATAAATCTTTATTTCTCTTTTTTTAAACCCGATGATAGAATATCTAATTTTGGTTTAAAAGCAGAGATTAAAGATTTATTTTGCAACTTATTTAAAAAATTAAATTCCAGAGGTAGTAGAAAATGGGGTAAATTCAAGGAAAATCTTTCTGAGATAACCTTGAGCCAAGCAATTCAAGAAATTGAATTGAAGGTGCACAGACTACAAACTGAGCTAAGGAATATAAAAATTAAAGCTATTCTTAATTCATTAAATCGCAAAGGTAAAATGTCCAGGTCTGAATTGTTAAGTAATCATTTTAACAAAAGTAGAAAAAATTATATTTTGTTAGATGATATACTTACTCAGCTTGAGAGAGAAAAGCGAATTAAGAAAGTTAATTACCATAATAATGGTTCTTTTTATATTCTATGCAATAATGTTTGCACGAGCGCCCCACACGAAAGTGATGAAATAGTCGGAACTACTAAGCGATTAGTAGAAGTATCGGATAAAGAGCCGATACGATAACATAATTGTTGATACCGACCATCCTTTAGCGGGTGGTGGCACTGGACAGAACAAGCTTACCACAGCAGCTGATTTATCAGTCAGTTCCTTAGAAGAATGTCTCTATACGATGAGACTGACTGTAGGAGATAGAAATGAGCTCTTAAATATTGAGCCCAAATATCTATTAGTTCCTCCGCAGTTGGAAAGGACAGCGTGGGAACTTCTGCGTTCAGCAGGCAGACCAGATACTGCTAATAGAGCGGATAACTGGTTATCTACCCAGGGACTTCAGTTGATTGTGTGGAACAGACTTACGGACAGCGATGCGTTTTTCTTGCTTTCTGACAAGGCACAGCACGGGTTAGTGTTTTACAATCGCCAGGAATTAGAGACAGACTCGGATAGAGATTTCAATACCAAAGATTTTCTCTATTCGGTTCTTACTCGGTTCTCGGTGGGCTGGACAGATTTTAGAGGGGTAGAAATGCCCATATTCCGTAAATTCGGGGGAAATCTCTTTGAGACAATCCCGAGCCAAGCCTCAATATTTGAGGAAGGTGTAGAGACTAATACACGGGACAATGAAGATATAGTCCGAACTGCAAAGCGATTTGCAGAGATAGATAGAAATATCTATCCGCTTGTTAATTAACAAGTCATTAAGTAACAGATTGATTTGGAAGTCCAGGAGCGTAAGGTTGTGAAGAGTTCTTTTGATAGTTCTCTCTTTAAAAGAACTATCTCATTAAACTTAAGGAGGTTAATATGGCAAGAATGGATACTCAAGCCGAAAGAGTTACTTCTATTGGCGATGATAGTGGTATTAGTTTTTTACACATTAAGGCTGGTGGAGCAGCAAGTAAATTTGGAGTTTTGGCAATAGATATAACTGACAGTAATGGAGCAGTTACAACATATTACTATTGGCCAAATTCAAGCGGTGTTTTAAGATATGGAAGCACTGCGCCTACTTCTTCTACACAGGATACCGCAGGTAATGCTGTTTAGATGATATGCGCATTCTTTTTATTACTGACCCGTTCCAAGTCGAGTCACTTGGGATAGCGTATCTTGCTTCAGTCCTTAAAAAAAAGGGTCACGATGTTGATTTAATTAAGACGGATGTTCTAAACTTTGAGGACATTAAGAAGTTTTATCCGCACATCATCGCTTTTTCTGTAACTACGGGTAAGCACAGACATTATTTAGAGATTGCTCGTAATATAAAGAGTGTTTTACCAGTTCTTTCTGTTTTTGGTGGAGCACACCCAACTTATTTTCCTGAGTTTGTAAATGAGAGGGGAGTAGATGTGATTGTGCGTGGAGAAGCGGAGAAGTCTTTTGTGGAGTTCTTGGATGACTGGCAACTGAGGCGTAAATTCAAAAGGATAGTTAATTTTAGGACTTTGGAGGAGAATATTGACAGAATTCCTTTTCCTGACAGGGAATTTCTTTACAAGTATCCAGAGAATAGAAACAATCCTATTAAAAATGTCATTACTTCTCGGGGCTGTCACTTCAACTGTCACTACTGCTATAATTCTCTCTACCGCTCATTTTACCAAAGCCAGAATTGGGTGCGATACCGCTCACCAGAAAATGTAATTGAAGAGTGTTTAGGATTAAAGAAATATCCTACCAGATTTATTTTCTTCCAAGATGATGAGTTTTTAACTAATCCTAATTTTTTTGAACTTCTTTCTCTCTACAAAGAAAAAGTAAAAATTCCCTTTCATTGTCAGATTAGAATTGAGTTGTTAACTGAAGAGAAAGCTTCTGCTTTAAAAGAAGCAGGTTGCTCAGGCGTAACCTTCGCAGTTGAGTGCGGAAATTATTACTTAAGGAAAAATCTATTGAACCGACCAATGACAGATGAGCAGATTCTTAAAGGTGTGGAGCTCTTAAAGAAGTATAAATTAAAGATAAGAACAGAGAATATGTTAGGATTGCCTGGAGAGAGTTTAAGCCAGATGTTAGAGACTTTAGATTTAAATATTAAGATTAAGCCTCTAATTGCCTGGGCATCAATCTTTCAGCCATATCCCAGATTGCCACTTTCTAATTATGCATATAAAAATGAGTTCTGGGATGGGAGAGATGATTTTAAAGAAAACTTCTTTGAGAATACGGTCTTGAATTTTACAGCAAAAAAGCAATTAAGAAATCTACAGCGCTATTTTGCTTTGATTGTGAACTATCCGTTTTTGAGGAAATTTATCTGGCAAATAATGAACTTGCCAGAAGGAAAATTTGGTTTAAAATTCTATAAGTGGTATAAGAACAAACAGTATAAATTATTATTCCGATGAGATACAGTTATGGGATTTGTGTGATGACTTTTAATGGAGCAAAGCGTGTAGATTATCTCTTAAAGAGTTTTTCTACCGCAGATTTGAGCCAAATAAAGGAGAAAATCGTTGTAGAGGATTTCTGTCCGAACACTAAAAATCATTTTGATTTATGCGAAATTATGGAGAAGTATCCTGATTGGAAACATATTCATTTGGAAAAATGGGGCAATTCTACGGGGACAGCGCAAAAGGCTTTGGAAAATTGCGAGACAGATTGGGTATTCTTATTAGAAGATGACCAATTATCTGCTGGAGACCCGTTTAAGAATATAATCCGTTGGTTAGAGTTCGGAGAGGATATTGCAGAAATGACAGGAGCAATTTACTTAACTCATTATCAGGCTCATCCTGACCTTGCTAAAGTGGGAATTCTTCCTTCTGATGAATTAGAAGCTCGGGAGGCTTTTTATAATAAGCCATTTGATACTTGGTTTACTGGTGAGCCAATCCAATTAGATGCCCGCACTACAACTATGCCTTCATTAGGAATAACTGCTCACGGTCAAGGAAGCTGTATCAGACGTTCAGTTTGGCAGGAAGTTGGCGGATACGATTTAAGATGGCACGCCTTTGACCAGATACTATCTTATAAGATTTGGCTTCTTACAGATAAAATAATTTATACTTTTCCTACTGACCCTTTTTATCATTTGGGAGCAATGTCACAACCTAAAAAATTTTATCCTAATGCTCCATATCAAGGAAACAGAGAAAGATGTAAAGAAATCTTTGGCGCATATCCTGAAGAAATAGAAAGCAAGATAAGAGAGAAAATAGTTAATAAAGTAGCACCTATATGGCAACCTAAATTAGAAAATGCGTATTGTGATATGGGATTTAAGTGGAGATTTGTATGAGACCTTCTATAAAATTTGCAAAAGAACATTTTAAAGATAAAGAAGAAATAATCTGTGCAGAAATTGGAGTTCAACACGGTTATCACGCAATGGAAATATTGGACTTATGGCGACAAGTAAAGAAAATTTATTTGATTGATATGTATAAAGAGGGAGCAAGTTGGGCTATTCTTTTTCACGCTCTTTGTTTTTTAATGCCTTATAAGGATAAAACTATTTGGTTAATTGGAGATTCTAAAGAAGTAATAAATTATCTGCCTGATAATCGCTTTGATTTTATTTATATAGATGCAGACCATTCAGAGGAAGGTTGTAGGTCTGATATTATAAAATCTTATCCTAAAGTTATTCACAATGGTATCCTTTGTGGACACGATTTTGGTGATAGTAGAGTTCAGAAAGCAGTTCAAGATTTTGCTAATGCAAACAACTTAAAATTATTTTCTGACTCGGGAGATTGGTGGTTTATTAAAAATGGCTGAAGGATTTGAGTTACTTGGGTTACCTAATGAGTTAATCATAGATACCCAAGTATTTAAGGAGGTGGTGTGCAATGCCCGAAAAGAAATGCTATAAAATAGCAGTTCCTGCGGGCATTTAGCTCGGTGATTTCGTCTGGACTTGGGTAAAACTCTCAACCATTAAGGACGTTCACTGGGAGGTCTATTCTCCTGATTGCTATCCCCAGCGCACCAAAGAATTCTGCGATTTATTAGAGAACTGCGAAGGAAAAATAGGAAAGCATACATACCAAGATATTCTCTTAATGGAAAGAAGATTTTATCCTTTAAGGACTTGGCAGGATTATCTGAACGCATTTGGAGACGATATTATCTACATTGAAAGCAATGAACATTTAGGTCAAGGCAGACCTTTAAAAGATTGGCTTCCAGATTTAGAGCCGAATTACCACTTCAAGTTTAATCTTAAAGATGAGAACTTGAAATTTCATATTAACTCCCCAAGTTTTGGCTTCCATACAGCTTCTATTCAAGGAATTCGTAATTGGAACGCTTGGATGCCCGAAACTTGGGTTGAATTCTTACAATTAGTCCACAAAGAATTCCCTGATTTTACATTTGTGGCTTTAGGCGGATATTGGGATTTAGATACAATTCAAGAAATAAAAGGAATGCTCAAAGATGATTTTCCTTTGATAGATTTAGTCGGCAAGACAACTATTTCTGACGCAATCAGGATTTTGGACAGGTTAGATTATTATGTGGGCTTTTCTTCAGGGCTTAATTGTATAAGAAATGTTTTAAATAAGCCCTGTGCAGTTTTATGGCCTAAACATCAAAGAGAACTCATCTGGTCTCATCCTGACCCTGAAACTATTGAAAGGCGGGATTATTTGGGATTTACTTATGATAGTCCTGATAGAATTTTTAATCGCATAAAACCAAAACTTAAAGAAGTCCTTTATACAAAGACTTTAGAAAGGGCGGTGGTATAAGTGGGGTTAGAAGACTTAAAGGAGGTCGTAGCGAACTATTATTGCGACCGCTGTGGAAAGAAATATTTAATTGAAGAATTAGTTGAAGACCCGCAGACACCTGGAATATTAGTCTGTAAGAGATGCGTAGATAAATTAGGATTTGAAGAAATGAAGGCAGAAGCACCAAGAGAAGAAATTAAACATTATTTTAAGTAAAGGAGGTTGGAAATGGAAAAAGTTCAGTATTTAAGGGCTAATACCAGTCAGAATTTAGCAAGCGCAGCGTTGAGTTATACTACATCTTTTGGAACTAATTTTAAGCTTTGCCAAGTATTATTAAAAGCAAGCACTAATATCACCGAGACCGTAACCGTAACTTTAGACAATGGAACAGGCTCAAATTACGATGTGGTCTTAGATTCTACTTCTTTAAGTGCGGCTCAAAACTATGTCTTTAGACCTTCAGGAGATTGTATCTTTATGGACGGAGATGAGGTAAAGGTTGCCTGCACAAATGCGGGTGCAACAGGAATAGTTTATGTAACTATAATTGCTGAACCCTATGGGCAACAAAAATAAGGGGGAATAATGGAAGTTGAAGAATTACAGCAAAAAATAAAACAATTACAGCTTCAATCACAACAATTACAAAATCAACTTACTACCAAAGCTGAACTTTTAGATAAGACAACTTTAGCGGTGAGAGAGTTAGAGAAAAAGAAAGAAGATTTAATTGCCCAGATTGAAGAATTGGAAAAACAATTTGATGAAGAAGAACATAACTTTTCTTCTTTTAAAGCTCAACAAAAACTTTTGCTTGACCAAGAGTGGCAAAAAATAGCCCAAGAAAAAAGATTTATAGAAGAAGATGAAGCAAGGTTAATTTTATTAACAAAGAACTTAAAAACTACTGAAGAATATTTGAATACTAAGCAAGAAGAGTTAAAAGCCAAAGAAGAAGCGTTGGTATTAAGAGTTCAGCAAATCGATGAACTCATAAAATCAAGCGCCGAGAAAAAAGCAGCTGCGGATAATTTGGTTGAGAGCTTGAATTCCTTAAAACACGAGACAGAACTTCACAATGAGAAGCTAAAGAACCTACTTAATGAAAATGAACGCACTAAAAAGTTATTAGAAGCCGATAAAGCTGCTTTAATCCAAAAACAAAAAGAGATAGAATTGCTCTTTCCTACTGCACAGATTCAAGAAGTTGCTATTAAACAAAAAGAATTAGACGATTTAATTGCGCAAGAGCGCTCAAAAATTGCTTCTCTACAGAAGAAAGAAACACAGATAAATTCTCAACTTGCTTCTTCGGAAGCTCAAAAAAAGGATTTAGAAAATAAGGAATTGGAATTAAGTTCCCGAGAAAAAGCATTAGAAGATAGAGAAAAAAGAATTCAGTTGCGAGAATTAAAAGTTCAGAAACTTATTATTGATAAAGGAATTAAAGATGAGATAGAAAAATTGGAGACGAAGGTATAATGGCAGAAATTTATATTGATGGAAAATCTTTTGATGTAATTGATGTAGAGCAATGGGAAGGTATGAGTGAGCCTCCAGTTGCGCCTTTAGATACCGCCAGAATATTTTATAGTTCTATAACAGATAAATTAAGACTTTCTGAAAATGTGGGTGAATATCAAGATTTGGCAGGTCTTACTACTTTAGATACCCGCTACCTCAAACTTGACGCCTCTAATGACCCATTGACAGGGGATTTGGATTTGGGGGCTTATAATCTTACCACCACAGGTCTCGGCACTTTTGGCTCTCTTGTAGTTGATAGTCCAACTTTGGCGGTAAATGTGGCTGGATACACAGATAAGATTGGCTTTGGAACGGCAACACCAGCCAACACTTGGGAGTTTTCAGACTCAACGCCGGGAGGGACTTTTGCTGGCATCGGAATGCTTTTAAGAAACCCGACCGATGTAAGTGCTTCGCCAACCTTCCGCCTTTCGCCTGCTTTAATTCTTTCGGCACAAGGCAAAGGAGCGACTAACCAGCAATATCAGTGGGCTCAATATATTACTCCTTCTGGCAGTGCCGATAGTTTAACCTTTAAGTATGCCTATAAGTTCGGAGCGGGGTCTTGGACTGACTACCCATTTTATATGGATATTGCTAATGGATTTATGATTAGCTGTTCTGGCGTGGGAGAAACCATAAAAGTAGTCCCGAAAGTATTTTATCTTGTTAATTCTACTGCCGCCACATCTTCGCTTGACCAATATACTGGTCCGATTACGTGGTATTCGCAGGGCTGGAAAACGCAGGCAACGGCTGCTTCTCAATATATGGCAATGTCCCAGCTTAACGCTCCAGAGCAAGGCGTGATTTCTCCGATAGGCGTTCATAAGTGGATGTATGGGATTAACACCAATATACCCGTAGAAGCCAATGAACTGATGCGTCTACAATGGGGAAGCGATGCGGGAGTGACGGGAGTATTTTTTAATAAAAGGTCGTTAGCTTCTTATACTTTTAATGTAACAGGGCTTCCTGTCTATGCTAATAATGCAGCAGCAGTAGCTGGGGGGCTTGCGGTGGGAAGTTTTTACAGGACAGGCGGAGACCCAGATACTGTTTGCGTCGTTCATTAAAAAGGAGGTTTTATATGGCTTATAGAAAGATTGACGACAATACTTTTAGCAAAATAGAAACCCAAGAGACAGTCTATAACATAGAAGAATTACAGGAAAGAAAAAAGGGTCTCCAAAATGATATGATAAGGATACAGGAGGAAATCGCCCAGATTGACGCCTTGCTTTTAGAGGCGGAGAAATTGGGGATAGTATCAGTAAAGGAAGTTTTATGATTGATAAGGAGGAAATATGTCAGATATGGTAAATCTAAAAGCAGATATCTTTGATATTCTCAAACAGCAAGACAATTTGCAACAGCAATTCAGAATATTAGAGGAAAAGAAGCAAAAATTGCTGAAGGAACTGGCAGAGGAAGAAGCAAAAGCGGGAGGTGATAAACAATGAAGTGTAGAGAAGCAGGTGCTCGTGGTTATAACCCAGGGCACGCAATTGGAAACGAGCCAGCAGCAAAAGCAGGGGAGTGGAGAACAATTAAGCCTCGTCCTGGAGTTTATATTCACGTTCAGAAAATGGCGGGAGAAGGTCCAAGAGGCGGAAGAACCAAAGCAGAGCATATCCGCTATGTGGGAAGTAAAGAAGTAAAAACAATTTCTAAAAAAAGGAGGAAAAGATGAAGTGTAGAGAACCAGGAGCAAGAGGTTATGCAAAGAACCCCAGAGATTATATAAGAGCAAAACCTGGAACACCTGAAGGATGGGCAGCTGGTATGGGTGGACGGAAAATTCGTTCAAGAGGAATGGGTAGAGGATTAGGGATAGGTAGAGGGAGAGGCCCAATTGGTATTCCTATTGGTGAAAAAAGGAGGAAAAATGCCCTATAAAAGAGTAGGTAGTGTTATTTACCACAAGAAAGGTGGAACTTGGAAAATAAAGCAAAGATGCAAAAGTCCAGAGAATGCAAAAAGAGCACTGAGACTTCTACATATGAAAACAGGACATTAAATAGAGAAGATATAACCATTTCAGCTTGGCGCTCTGAGCCAATTGTAAAACTATGGATGAATTTAGAGAACCGAAATATAAATATCTAACTCCTGAACTCTGGTCTCTATTAAGACCAGGTTTAGCAGAATTAGAAACATCAGGAAAGCTTGTTCCACCAAGTTATCTTCATCCTGATAGAATAGGTTATGGAGCTTTAGGTTTAACGCCTGTAGCTTATAAAGATGTCCAGACATATTATCCAGAGTTCAGGAATATCCCTTGGCGAGAGGTAATTACTCCTACTTCTCCTTATTATGAACCTGCAGCTCATAGTTACGGAGATTTACTTCTTTGGCATTTTTTACATTCACCTAAATTGGATATTCCAAAAATGTTTGATACTTTGCAAAAAATTTGGAATTTAGGTCCGACAGGTTATAAGCGAGGAAGAAAAATTCCTGCTTCTCGAAAGATTAGGGCTCAAGAATATTTAAGGAGGATAAGGTGAATTCATCAGCAATCATAGACCAGGTGCAAGCCAATTTAAATAGAAGCGACGCCACCACGACTTTAGTTCTGCAATGGTTGAACAACCGTCAGGACCAGATTTGTTCAATGGATAACTTCTCCTTTATGGAAGGAGATTATTCGGTAAATACAGTTGCTTCTACTCAAAGTTATGTTTTCCCTTCAAGATATAAAGATGAGTTGCATATGTGGTTGGTAAGCTCAACTACCAAGTATTACTTAGTTAAATGGGTGGGTTCAGAAGCAGAGCGCTCTTATACCCAGACAGATAAATCAGGAAAACCTACGAATTACTGGGTCTGGAACGATAAGTATTGGCTTTATCCTATTCCTGATGCGGTATATACTTTAAAACTTAAGTATTACGAGTATTTAGCAGATTTAACTGATACTGCATCTGAAGAAAATGACCTCTGTTCTTACTGGGCAGACCTGCTTATAGATGGAGCAACTGCGGATGGATTTCATTACTTCCAGCAGTCAGATAAGGCAGCAGAATGGGAAACAAAGTTTAATAATGAGTTAGCAAAACTTATGCGTAGGGAAGGGAAGCGTAGATATACGTTCTACTCGCCCAGATTAAAAATTCGTGTGCGTTAAAGGTTAGAGTTAAATGATAGATAAGCACCTTAAAGAAAAGATAGAGAAAAGAGCATATGAAATCTACGAGTGGCGCAAGGAGAATGGTGTCCCAGGCTGTGCGTTAGGAGATTGGCTTGAGGCGGAAAGCGAGATTATTCCTGATAGGCGCACAAATAAAGAGGGCTGTCCCAAATGTGGTTATAAACTATTAGCACGCAAAGATGATGAAATAATTTGTTTAAGGCGGGAGTGCAATTGGAAAAGCAAAGCAAAGCGTAAATTAGACCAGGAAATATTTGCTTTTAATGAAATAAAGAAAGATTGGCAATAAGGAGGTGAGTAAAATGAAGTGGAATAAAACCATAGGAAAGTTTATTAAATCAACTCTAATAGCTATAGGTGTTATGCTCGTTGGTGCTTTACTTCAAGGTTTAACTCAATTTCAACCAGAGCCAGGCACACAGGAAGTATTATGGAAGTTATTTGGGGCTTCTGCTATTGGTTTAGTAACTGCCTTTTTGAACTGGTTAAAGCATAAGAACGACCCAAATTTAAAATCCCCTGGCACGCAAGGTGGTTAATTAAAATTGCTTTACATTACTTAAAAACAGGGGAATTGCCTTTGTGGTTGAAGATATTGCTCAATGCCAGGTTTGGGCGATTTAGGACGCCTGATGGCGTTGACTATCACGGCATAAAAATTTCTTTTCGTTGGTAAGATGAACTCAAAGACTAAAGACAACCTAAACGGAGTGGGAGTTATCTTGAGTTTTATTACTCCTCTTTTAGTCGGACTTATTCTATTTATCTTGAATTCTATGAATGCAGATATAAAAGACTTAAAAACCGATATGAAAAATCATCTAAATTATCATAAACAACTTGAACTTCGTCTGGAGAACAGATTAACAAATTTAGAAACTTTAATTAAAGATTTAAGGAGGAACTATGACAGCGACCAGAGCTTGGAATGAAAGTCTCCCCGCAGGAACAGACTCAATTAGCGGTGGAGACGATGAGATAAGAAATACAAAGCTTGATATCCGTGAGCGTATGGCAATAGACCATATCTGGAATGATTCTACGACTACAGATGGTTATCACAAGAAGATTACCCTTAATGAAGTCCAGACTTCAGACCCTACTGCTGTTGCTAATCGTGGATTTCTTTATCTTAAGGATGTGAGCGCTGTTGTAGAACTCTTCTGGGAAGATGAGTCTGGGAACGTGAAGCAGTTAACTACGGGTGGAAAATTAAATGTTTCTTCTACAGAGGCAGTTTTATTAACTGGCGACCAGACTATTGCAGGAAATAAAACTACTACTGGACTATGGACATTTAATACCTCAATTCCAGTCTTACCCGCCTCTGACCCGACTACTGATAATCAGGCAACAAGAAAGGCGTATGTAGATGGATTTAGTTATGTTCCTGCTACTCCTACTGCAAATCAACCAATTAAATTAGATAGCGATGCAAAGTTATCAACTGGATTGGTAGTAGTGGGAACTTACACGGGAAATGGAGCTGCAAGTAGAGATATAAATGTGGGTTTTACCCCCAGATATGTGCGAGTGGTTGCAGTGACAACGCAAGGAGCCAATGTTTCGCATTATGCAGATGCGATTACAGGAAATTATTTAGTTCATTATCAAGATGCTAATAGCATACATAATTTCTTAAGTAGCACTGAGATGTTTCAAGGAATAGTAACAAATGGATTTAGAACAGGAACTAATACAGGACTATTAGGTATGAATAATAATGGGACTACTTATTTTTACTTTGCTATAAAATAACTTCAGAATAATTTAGAGGAGATATATGCAAGCAACACCATTAGCCCCATTAAAAGGTCTACGCTACAACTTGGCAGGAACTTTAATCAATGATATGGAACTTACCGACTGTAGGAATATCTACATTGATAAGTTCTCTAATCTTAAGAAGATTGAAGGCTATACTGCTAAAGGCTCAAATCTGCCCTTAAATGGTGCAGTTATGTTATTAGACCAATTCTATAAGACTGATGGCACAGAAAAGCTAATTGCTATTACTCAGGATGATGCTTATTACTATGATGTAAGTGCAAATACTTGGAAATATATTACTCACTGCTATACCACAGGAACAGTTGCAGTAACTTTGAATTCAGCAGTAGTCACAGGCACAGGAACAACTTGGTCTGGTAATGTTTCTGCAGGTGATAAGTTCGGTGTGGGCTCAACTGATCCAAATTCAATTACAACTTGGTATACAATTCAAAGCGTGGATTCAAATACGCAGATTACCTTAACTGCGGTTTATGCAGGAGCATCTGCTTCAGGACAGAGTTATTGCATCAGGAAACTCTATACTGGAGATGAAGATGATTTATTCTATTCTGAGATAATGACAGATTTATTTATCTCAACCAACTATGTCCAGCCAATTAAGAAATGGACAGCATCAGGAGTTATGGCAGATTTGGGGGGAAGTCCGCCCAAAGCAAAGTTTATGAGAAAGTATAAAGACTATTTGGTTTTGGGCTATGTGTATTCTGGAACTACAACTTATCCACAAAGAGTGCAATGGTGTGATACTGGCGCTCCAGAAACCTGGACAGGTGGAAATTCAGGTTATCAGGATTTATTAGAAGGTGTAGACTGGCTCACTGGACTTGAACTTTTAGGGGATAGATTAATTGTCTTTAAGGAACGCTCTATCTATTCGGGTTATCTGGTAGGAACATCAGAAATCTTTAACTTTGATTTAAAGGTTTCAGGGGTGGGCACTCCTGCTCCAGCATCAATTGGGAACTTAGGAGATGAACTTTTATTTTTAGGTTGGGATAATGTTTATGCCTTTAATGGAATTACTATTGAAGATATAGGTGAGCCAATTAAAGATGAGTTAATGTCAACAATGAATTCAGAAAAGATAGGAAATTGCCACGCTTTAGTAATTGAGGAATTAGATGAATATCATCTGTTTGTGCCTTCAACTGGCTCTACTTATCCAAATACAGAATGGGTCTATAACTATATCAGAAAGGCTTGGTATAGGAACTCAAGAACAAATATCTCAAGAGCAGGCTATTACTCCAAGCAATCTGCTTCAACTTGGGATAGTATGTCAGGAACTTGGGATAGCCAAACTGCAAGGTGGGATGATAGGGTTTATACTGCTTTATCTCCTACTAACCTTTTGGGGAATTCTTCTGGCTATATCTATGAGTGGGATTATTCAGTAAATAATGAAGCAGGTGTAGCAATTGACGGCTGGTTTACAACCAAAGACTTTACAATGAATGATTTCACCAGAAGAAAGTATTGGTCAAGATTAGATGTCTATGGAGCAGGGAACTCTGTAGTTGTTGATTATTCAACTGATGAAGGCGATAACTGGACTAATTTAGGAACTTTGACCTTAACTACGGAGTTTGATTATCAGAAGTTAGATTTTAGGGTGACTTCAGAAAAGATAAGGTTTAGGTTTAGGAACGCAACTGCGGGAGAAACGTTCAAGCTGAGAATGCTCGTTTTATACTGGGAGTTCGCAGGGCGTGTATAAAAATGGCTCAAATTTCAATTTAGAGAGGCGATTTCAAAAAGTAAGTATAGATACTTACTCAAAGGCATTCGGGGCGCTACGGGGCTAAAAACCCCAAAATAAGGGCATTGTAGAACAATATGCCAAAGAAAGGAGTTCACTATTAAACTTCCAAGCTTAATACTTCCCCCCATCCCAGAGAGCCCTACAGTTGACCCACAGCTAAGGCGCTGGGCAGAGGATATTACCAGGTATTTGCTGGATTTTAACCAGAAGGCAAAAGAAATTCCGTTTAATAACTCTGAAGAGATAGAATATACAACTAATGCAACGGCAAATACTCAAGACCAGATAACGCACCATTTAAGCAGAGTTCCCCTTGGATATGTGGTCTTGAAGAATGGAAATGGAGGAGTGCTCTATAATGGAACGAGTGCTTGGACTACGCAATATATTTATCTTAGGTGCACAACTGCGAGTAATAGTGTTAAGATTTTAGTATTTTAGCGACACACGTGTCGGATTTAGCGACACACGTGTCGGAAGGAGATTACCATTATAATCCCTGTTAAAGACCTTAAACTTATTAAATATTTACCTGAACTCTTAGAGAAGATAAAGGATTTGCCTTATTCTGTCTCTGATTATATGAACTACATTGTCAGCCGTTTAGCAGATGAGGAGAGCTTATTATTGGTTAATCTGAACGAAACCAAGATAGACGCATTTCTCTTTGCGGAGATAATCTACAATATAAAAAGAGAGGTTTTTATTGATGTTTGCTATGTTGAACCACATCTTAAGGGGGTAGCTAAAGAACTCCTTGAGCTCGTGGAGAAATGGGCTCGGCTTAATAAAATAGATACGGTTTCTACTTTAGTACCAAAAGATAAAGCAAAGGTTTATGAGCGTAAATATAAGTTTATAAGTTCAGATGTTTATTTAAAAAAAGGAGTAGGTTGAAGAATTTTTAGAGAGGAGGATTTTTAAAAACTATGAGCAAAATGTTCAAATCCAAGAAGCCCAGTGTTGAGGAAGTCGCTCCGCCTTATCCTGAGGCAAAGGATATTACCAAACAGCTCTTGGGGCAATTAGGAGGCTGGGCAGGTAGATTAGGCGAAGCTTATGGCGGAAAGTTAGTTAGCGAGATGTCTCCTGAAGAACAGTTAGGTTATCAGATGTTCCAGAAATGGACTGGTGCACCTGCTTATACAGAATCTCCGCTTTATGGCGCAAGTAGAGCAGAATTACAAAGGATTTTAGGCGGAGAATACTTAAAAGAACCTACTGAAGCTTACCGACAACTAAGAAGAACAGTTTTGGAAGAAGAGCTCCCTGAGGCACAGGCTCAACTTAGAAGAGCCTTAGCAATGCGGGGGACATTTTATTCTGGGGCTGCAGCACAAGGAGAACAAGATGTTGTGAAAGATGCAATGAACCGCTTGGCTCAATACCGAGCAAATGAGCTTTTAAGAGAAAGAGAGCGTATGGCGGCGGCAGTTCCTATGGGTATGCAATTAGCCAGAACTGAAGCTTATGAGCCTTTAGAGAGAGTCCAAGCAATAATGGCAGCAGGTGCATTTCCCAGAGAATTAGAACAAGCGCAATTACAGGCGGCTTATAATGAATGGTTAAGACAGCGTGGAGAAGCCTATCAGTTTATGCCCACAGCCTTACAGATGGGGACAACTCCTGGAATAGGATTACCGACTTATACCTATACTCCAGGTCAAGCCTCTCCATTTGCGAGATTTGCCCAACCAATTGCAACTTTAGGTGGTGGAGCTTTAGGCTTTATGTTAGGTGGTCCAGCAGGCGCTGCTTTAGGAGCAGGTTTAGGTGGAACTTTAGGTGGAGCAGCAGGAACTTTAGCAGGTGGAGAACCCTCACAACTTGGCGCAGGATTACAATTGATGAATTATTTAAGTCCGTATTTTCCAAGAATGGGTGGAATAACTGGTGGACAAGGTGGAACTTTTACAGGTTGGCAAACTCTACCAGGGATGCCGACTTCTTCTTTTCCAACTTGGTCTCCTTATTAAGGAGGTAAAAAATGGCTTACGGATTTAGAACACCGCAAGAAGCAATGGAATTTTCCTTATTACAACAGGCTTATGACCCATATTATCAAGCAAAAGCCAGACAGTTTCAATTAGCACCTTTTGTAGAGCAAATAGGAGCAGAGCGTCAACGTAGGCAGACAGAAGCGGCTAATAGATTGCAGGCATACTTACAATTAGTCCAGTATTATCCGCAGTTACAAGCAACTGCTCCTATACAGCAGGCTTGGCAGGAATTAGCAGGACAGCCTACCTGGTTTGGATTAGGACCAGCAAGAGGAGCGCCTACTTTACCTGAAAGAGTCACACCTGCTTGGCAACAAGAATTAGAAGCCAAATTACAATACGCACCACGAATTGCTGAAACTGAATTAACGGCTCAAATTGCCGCAAGAAAAAGGTTAGCTCAAGAATTGGGCTTAACTGGAGAAGAAGCAGCAAGGTATGCTGCTGGTATTCCTCGTGAAATCCCAGGCTATACTTATGAGCCTATAACAGGAAGATGGTTAAAAACTGAGAAAAAAGAAGAAGAAAAAATGACTCCTTTGCAAAAGCAACAAAAAGCAAGTCAAAAACAATTAGCTTTAACTTTTCTTAAAGGTGGATTACCGACAACTAAAACTGCTGAATATCAAAATCCTCCTAAATACAAAGAAGAAGCTTATTATAAATTAAGTGTGTTAAAAACAAAATATCCTTGGATTGACTTAAGTGACCCAGATATAAGAAAAGAAATAGATAAACTTCCTTCTCAACCCAAAGGAATATATGGTGCGCCTTGGTTTTTGAGACCGCTTCCTGGGGTTTACGGAGGGAGAAAATATCCAGAAATTCCTGAAGTCTCAGTTTCAACACCTAAAACATCTACATCTACAGTTGAAGAAAGATATAATGAATTGGCAGCACAAGGATTATCAGAAGATGAAATTTATCGCCAATTAGCAGAAGAAGGATACTAATGCCTTTTGACCCCACAAAATTAGAAGAATTTAAACAAACTTTAACAGTTCCAATACCTGAAACATCTACAATACAACCGCAACCATCCATACCAAAATTTGACCCTGCAAAGTTAGAAAGTTACAAAAAAGTGCCTGAAATTCGAGCGCTTACTCCTGAACTTGCAGCACAACTTAGGCCTCCTACACAAAGCGAACTAATAAAAATGGCTGAAATAAGCGAGTTAAAATCAAGAGGTTGGCCACACAAGCCATTAACCTCTTGGCAAGGACGTCTTGCTTCATTCTTTGGTGGTGCTTTACCAACTGAAGGAACAGAAAAATTAAGAGAGATTTATCCTGGTGCGGCAATGTTAGGAAAAGTATTACAATTAGGAGCAGTGCGCCAATTAACCGTTCAAAAATATCTTCCTTTAATGTTTGAATTAGCAAAATGGCCTTGGAGTCTTTTTCCTAAACTCGCTCCATCTCTTCTACACGCAGCTGATGTGGGAGCGACTTGGGGAATAGGGGGTATAATTGATATTATGGCAAAAGAGCCAAGCAAAGAAACAATTACTCATCCTTTGGGCGAAGCAGCATTTGGTTCTTTACTTGGTGCAACACACGGTGTGCTTACTACACGTGGCAGAATTGCAGCAGGCGCATTAGCAAGAGGTGGTTGGGCTGCAGGACAGGAATTATTAAAAGATTGGCATATAGATAAACAAGACTTGACAAATATAGGACTTAATGCTGCTCTTGGTGCATTTTTCGAGGCAATTGATGCACCTATTGTATCAAGAGAATATAGAGCAGCAAGAACAGGAGATTTTTTAGAACAGCAAATAATAAAGGAAGCAAGACGTCGAGGAGTTATTACTACATATGAGATGAATCGCCAATTAAATTTATTAGATAGATTTACTCTTGCGACTGGTAGTCCTGTTTATGTTTTACAGATTAAAGATATGCCTGTTAATTTGGCAACACTTCCAAAAGATATACAAAGTAAATATGCGCAAAATATTGTATCAAATATATATAAAGGTTCTCCTGTGATAGATGCTGTAAGAACCGCAAATAGCTGGCTTCGTTCAGTTACTCCAGTTCCTCTCAAAACAGCAAATGATATGTTAAAAGAAAGTATAAAATTTCAGGAGCGACCTTTTGAAGAAAGAGTAATATTAGGGGAAAAACCTCCTGCTTTAGCACCTTTATTATTTACTCCTTCAGGTTTACCTGCAAGACCATCTAATATACAAAGAATATTAGAGACTCCCCCATTTTTAAGAACAGCAGAAGATAAAGTAACAATAAAGAACTTTTCTCCACAAATGGATGCAGACCTTTATCTTCCTCCATTTCAATCTAAACCTACAGAAGTAAAATTAACAGAACCTTTTGTGGGAACAAAAAGAGAAGAAGTATTAAAAGAACAAGTAGATAATATTGCAAATATTGCTGCAAAAATGTATCACATTCCAACTGAACTTAGAGCAGACGTAGTTTCTGAAATTGCAAAAAGAATGGTAGAAAAAGTTGGTAATTGGTCTCCAGATAAAGGAAGTCTACAAACTTATTTAATTGGTTCTATCTCCCCTCAGATTTCAACAATTGTCCAAGAATTAAAAGCTCCCATAAAAATTCCACGTCCTGCATTAGAGGATTTATCTAAATATAATCAAGCAATGGAAGGTTTAAGAGCCAGATTAGGAAGAGAACCAACTCCTGAAGAAGAAGCTGGAATTCTTAAAAGTATAGGAATGACCAAGAAAACTCTAAATAATGTCTTGCGAGCAAAACAAACTTTAAGTCTTTATGAGCCAGTAGCAGGTTCTGAGGAAACGGTCTTACAAGATTTAATTCAAGACCCAAGAACTGAACCTGATATTATTGCTGAGAATGTAATTAAATCTCAATTGGAAGATTTTGTTACTCAATTAGAACCTCAGGTTCAAAAGGTAATAAGAATGACGTTTGGTTTTACTCCAGAAAGAGTTGCTTATTCAACTGTAAGAATTGCTCAAGAATTGAATATTTCAAGACAAGAAGTAGAAAGACTAAAAACTATAGGACTTAATGAACTTTCTAAACAAGAACCTATTGCGATTGAGAAATCAAGAAGATTATTAAGAAATCTTCAAATGCATTCTGGAGTTGCTTTACGCTCAAAATTTGGAGAACAACTTCAACCTATTTTAAGGAATGTTTCCGACATTTTAAGATTTAAATTCAGAGAATTCATACAAAGACCTTTTGATATAAGACCATTTAGTTTGACAGAAAAAGCTTTAAAAAGATTAAGAATAGATAAAACTAACAAAACTATCGCTTTAGAGAATTCTAAAGATGTAGAAGAATTTAAAGAAAATGAAAGAATTTTAAAAGAAAGTTTAAATCCTTTAGGTCCTCCTGAGGAAATCCTTTCACCAGAAGAGATGGCTGAGGCAATAAGAAAAATGCCTAAGCCAAAACTTTATGACTATATTACTTCTCAATATATAGTTCTGTCCAGACATTTAAAAGTTCCTGAAATAGCCCGCTGGATGTCAGATGCCTTGATGTTTAAAAAATTCTTAGGAGATGAAAGAAGAAATCAATTCCATAGAATAGTCTCATTAGTTTGGGGACAGGATACTATTCCAGAAGGAGATTTTCCTAAATTACAAAGAGTTCTTGAAGGACGAGAAATTGCTCCTGCCCAGTGGCAACCTTTTGTCATCTGGTGGAAAAATTTAGCGCAAGAGATGCATACAGCAATAAATGAGGTTCGGCAAAGATTGGGGATGAAACCTATTGAGAAGGTAGAGAATTATCTGCATAGAAGATTAAATAATATTGCCCGTTCTTATTTAGATGGATTAAGAAAGATTAGAGGAGATGGAATTATCGGAGATATTCCCCCAGAAGTTTTAAATGTTATAAGATTTGCTCCTACAAAAAGAACGATGATTCCGATGATTTATGAAAGGACAATAGAAGACCCAGAAGTAATACGAAATTGGATAAATGAAGAAAGGGCAAAAAAGGGGTTAGCTCCTATAGAAAGTATTTATGAAACTGACCCTAATCGTTTAATTTTAGCTACTATTTACGCTGAAAGTGGTTATCCATATCTTATGGATGCATTAGATAAAATCTATAAAAGAAAAAGAACTTTACCACCTGAATCTCAAGCGTGGATAGAACGGTGGTTAAGACATCAAATCTTAAACCGTCCTGCTGAAATAGATATTACTATAAATAATACAATTGAACCTATAACTAAATTGGCTAAAACCGTAGGAATTGACTTAGGAAGAAATCCCGCTGCAACTATAAATAGACTTTTTGGAAGATTAATTCATTTAGGGGCAATAGGATTTAATATTCCTTTGGCGGGATTAAACTTCTTACAAATTACTCACGGTGTAGGATTAGCAGGCGTAGATACAACTGTAAGTGCTCTTACCTCTTTAAGATTTAAAGAAGCAAAAGAACTATTAAATAATAGTAGAGTTTTACAAGGACGTTATCCATTTGAAACTTTAAAACCACAAAATTTAACCTTTATTGAGAATTTAGCAAATTTAAGTATGGGTGCTTACCAAGCTGCGGATTGGCTCACAACTTCTACAAACTTTTTGGCTGGAATACTTAATTGGTATAAGACAAATCCAGAATTTAGAAATAAAATTAAGCCATTTTTAAGTCCAAGTTTAAGAGGGACTCAGCAAATTATAGATGGAATTAATAAAGCCACAAAAGCAGGAATAATCTGGGACGATTTATACAGAGCAGATTACTTTACCTATGTTGGGCAATATCCTTATTTAAAAGAATTTGCAATGGCTATGACTCAGAAGACTCCTACTCAAGCGTTGATGTGGTTTAAGACCTGGCCTGTTTATTATGCAACTGGATTTATGCCTGAGTTGATATATCGGGCTGTAGAAGGTAAAGATACTTTAGGAAATAGAATCAGACCAATAGATAGATTAGGATTATTATCTTATTTATTAGTTTTATCTGTCTTAGTTACAGGGGGAGCATTATTTGATGAAAAAACTCGTGAATATATAAAAAGAAGTTATCCTATGCAGGTTATCGGTGAATTCTTCCGTATTGGAGCAAGTTATCCTTATGAATTAATAATAAATTTATCCAATCTTTTTGGCGCATACCTAAGCAATGATGAAAAGAATATGAAAAGATATTGGAATGAAGTTTTAAGACAAAGAGCTCTTCTAATTCCTGGGGGTGTGGCGTTTAAAATGTTTAAAAAAGAAAAAGCGGAAGATTTAGGAATAGATTTGGATTTACCTGAAGTTAAGTTTTAATTTTTTTTTAGTTTTAATTTGTTTTTGTTTTGGATGAATAAAAAGAGGAAAACCACAAGAACATCTGGGTTCATCCAGAAATCTTTCAAAACTATAATTAGCGTTACAAACAGGACAAATATATCTAATCATAATATTATTATACCATCTTCTTTTATACTAATATGAAATTTTTATGGATTTCTAAGGACGCAGATACACTTTCGCTGGCAATGAAAGTTTATCAAGAAGGCAATGAGGTCTTTTTCTATATCCAAAACCCCAAGAAAAAGCATTGCGGAGATGGACTTATTGAGAAGACCGATGACTGGAGAAAAGAACTCTCTAAAGACGCAATCATTTGCTTTGATATGGTTGGCTCAGGAAGATTAGCCACCCAGCTTAAAAATGCGGGTTATTTGGTCTTTGGAGGCTCTCTATTAGCCGATTCTTTGGAATTAGACCGTGTATACGGTTCTTCTGTAATGCAGACCGCAGGTATCAAGATTCCCAAGACTGTAAGCTTCACATCTTTTAAAGAAGCAATTGCTTATGTAGAAAAAACGCAGGGAAAGTTCGTATTTAAGCCCTCAGGCAATATGTCCACCGCTTTAACTTATGTCTCTTCTAATTGGCTGGATATGCTTCAATTCTTAAAAGGAATAAGCAAGCAGATGCATAAAAAGATAGAATTTGAACTCCAGAGTTATATTGAAGGAATAGAATGTTCTTCTGAAGGGCTCTTTAATGGTCAGGACTGGGTAGATGGGTGGGCAAATCTTACACTTGAGCGTAAGCGCTTTATGAACGATGATTATGGGCAAAATACAGGCTGTATGCTCGATGTAGTCAAAGTCTTGCCTCTACAGAGAGAAACCCCCATCTTTAAGAAGACCTTAGAAAAATTAACTCCTTTCTTAAGAACCTCTGGTTATATGGGTTTGCTTGATATTAATTGTATATATTTTAATGGAACGCCCTTTGGATTGGAGTACACAAGTCGTTTTGGAATCGATGCCATCTATACAATGCTTGAATTAGTTGAAGATGATATTGGTAAAATAATCTCTGATTGCGCTCGTGGACAACTTAAAAAAGTAAGGACAAATACTACTTCCTTTTCTGCCTCAGTTCGCTGTCTTGTTCCAGAGAATAAGAAAATCCCTCATAGGTTAATTCAAAATATCAAAAACTTTAATCACATTCATCCATTAGATATGATGATTGATAAAGAAGGGAATTTAGTCTGTGCGGATACGGATTACGCATTAGCAATAATCACTGCTTCAGGTTATAATATTCTTGACGCCTCAGAAAGAGTTTATTATCTCTTAAATCGGGTGGAGAAGTTCGGGATAAATGATTTACAAGTTAGAACCGATTGCGGGAAAAAAGCGGAGAAGGATTACCAGCAACTCTTAAAATGGAGGTTAGTATGAAGAAAGTTCTGCTCATAAGTTTCTTGTTTTGTCTCTTACTTACAGGAATTTGTTATGCTTATTATTTCTGGAACTGTCACGTAGATATGCAATGCTATTCTCACTGTACACATCTTGGTTGGGGCTGGGATTGGTGTAGGTCTTATTGCACGGTCTGCCAATAAAAAAAGACTTGACAAATAAGAATTTTGTGCTTATACTTTATTTAGAAAAAGGAGATAGAAATGAACTCTCAAATAGAATACTGTAATAGATTAAAGGCGAAATTGAAGGCGCAAGCCTTCAGACCGATTGGCAGTATTCGGTTTGAGAGTTTCGCCTTTTTCTTTTAAAAAAGAAACGTTCCTGAGCTCTGCTTGCTTTGTATAGCTTCTTAGTTTTCAAAGCGACTCTCCCTGATGTGTCGGGGAATAAACCGTCTTAGGTAATGTGGCGTGGCTTCCCACATAAAATAATCAAGCGACGGATAAAAGCAAGTTTCTTTCTTTAGCATACAGCTAAAGTTTTTAAAAGGGTCTCTAAGAGAATTTCTCTTAAAAACCCTTACACGCTTTGCTTTACTATAAGTAACTAACGTAAAGTAAAGTAAGTAAAGTAATGTAACTTAAAGAAAAATAAAAGGAAAATTGAACAATTCAATTGTTAAAGAAGCTAAGCTCTTGGAGTTAATCTCTTGTGCTTTTACTAAAGCTAAACCTTATGCTAAGTCCATTCGTCAAAAAGCCAGAAAAGAATTGCTGGAATTTTTAGAAGATAAAGTTCTTTTAGAAGTTGGAAATTATGTCTTGGTGAAAGGAAATCCCAAAGGGAAACCTTTTTTGCAAATTTATACAAAAGAAAGTTATAAAAGGGCTCAGGATTATTTAGAAAGCAGCGGAAAGAAAAGTTCTTGACAAATCAAGAAAAAATGGTAAATAAAAATCTATTGCTCTTTCAAAAATTTGAGATAACCTAATTCTATCTTTAGAATGAAGAATAAAGATTACCACATAAAAATCTCCGACGAAAAATTGAATTTAATGAAAGAACTTGCAAATATCCACATTATACGAGCAAGAAGAATTTTAAAATAAATTAAAATAAAAAATATGAACACCTTCCAAACTAAAGACCTTCCCGAAGCCGCATTCCTTTATGCCACAGGTTGTAAATTCATCGGGCTTAAATCTGAAAATAATAGTAAAATTTATTGGTTTGTCTTTGAAGATAAAGCCAAGTGCGAAGAATTATCTCAAGGCTTTTGGAATAGGAGCGCACAGGTTAGCGCCAAAGAATATGCAGATGCGTTGAGAACACTAAAAGAGGTGTTATTTAGAAAATAAGGAGGTGAACAATGAGAGTTTCCGAATTTAGTAATTATGTAGTTGCAGGAGTAGATGTCCAGAGTGGAGAGCAGATTATCTTTTTAGATGGGGGAACTACACGGGAATTTGAGGGAAAGGCAAGAATTCAGTTTAAGGTTCAGCTTCCTTCAGGAAAAGCAAAACTTTTAACCTTAAATCAAACTTCTTTGAATGCGTTAGCCAAAGTTTATGGAGATGAGACAACAGATTGGGTAGGTAAATCCGCAACTGTGACTATATCAGACCAGAATGTAAGAGGGCAGATGAAGAAGGTTATTTATTTAAACCCTTAAAAAAATGGCTCAAGAACTTCAAACTCAAGACTGGTATAAAGCGTTAGTTGACGATTTAAAGTCTATTCTCACTGAGGGCGTTTATAAGGTTCGCTCTGATATAATTGAGATGAAGTGGGAAATTGGAGATAGATTGGTAAAGGCAAAAGAGGAACTAAAAGATTTAGCGACACGCGTGACGGAATTAGCGACACGCGTGACATTGGATTTGTCACGTATCTCAGAAGAAGTAAAAATTTCCTCCCGTGAATTAGAGCGCTGTATTGCTTTTAGAGAGAAATTCCCCACCTTAAAGCAGATGTGGGCAACCGTTCCTGAAGGTAAGAACATCTCCTGGCATAAACTGGTTAATAAATATATTGACTTTACAACTCCAAAGCCAGAAATCCCTGTTAAAGAAATTACTGATGAATGGGGTATCTGCGATTGGTGGCGGATGCAGAAGAACCTTACAATTTTAAAGATTATCTCCAAAGACCAAAGATTTGCGCTTACCTGCCGACCTTACCGTAAACAAGCGGAAATAGAAGAAGTTAAAAAAATCACCCTCGCGCAATATAAAGAACTTCAAGATATGTATATTGAATTAAAACACTGGAGCAGGGAGAATTTAGGCAAGAGCCATTATACTGAAATGCGTAAGGGTATCAGGGAACTTTTGGAACTCTCCAATAATGATGTAGAAAAAGTTAAGTATGCAATTATGCAGACTTATAAGGAGTGTAAAGTAAAGTTCCCGAATTGGAACATCTTTACGGTGGTAAAGCATTATCCTAATTATTTTAAATAGTTCTAAGCAAAATGGAAAGCCAAGATTTATTTAAAAAACTTGTTAAAAAACTTGAGTGTAAAGAGCTTACTTTAAGTGAATTTGAGAAAGAATGCGCCCGCTGGACAATAGAAACTTTGGATAGTTACGCTTATCAGCCCTTACCTGTTAAATCTCAGCTTATTGAAGCTTATGAGCACTCTTATGATAAAGAAGAGTTTTTAAAGAAAAGACCTGAAGTTATAGCGTTTTGGGAAAAAACTTCTCGTATTAACTGGGAAAATTGGGCTCAATTAGAGTGGCTAAAGCATTGTAAGGAAGTTCTTAAAGATGAGCCTGAAAGTGTGGAAAGGTTAGAAGAAAAGATAAATGACTACCCCTTATAAAATCGGATATTATTACGAGCGTAAGACAATGGATTATCTCCGCACATATAATTACGGTTGTTTATCCAGCCGCGGAAGCCACGGATGTGCGGATATTTGTGCTTGGAAAAAGACAGGAATGCCTTGCCAAGATGAGCCTATCTTTCTATTTATCCAAGTTAAATCGGGAAAAGCAAGAGTAAATTTTACAGACGCAATAAAGTTAAAAAAATTTAGAGAAGAATTACCTAACCAAGCCCAATTAGAGGTCTGGTTCTGGAGAAAATATGCCAAAGTTCCCGAAAGGTTTGTTATTAAAAATGAAAGATGAAAGCATTTGGTCTCCAGTAGAGCAATATATCCATAAACTCCAAGACCGCTTTATTCAGCCTACCGCATTTTATCCATCCAGTGCTTCTTGCAAAGTGGATGGTAAGATTATTGGTGGCTGGGATAGTTGCCTGCGCAAACAGTATTATAAATGGAAAGGGGTTATCCCTACGAATAAGATTGTTTACAGAAGTTGGCTCTCTGCAAGATTAGGAGATGCATTTGAGAGCGCCTTTTTAGATGCGTATGAGTCTCAAGGGCTGCTTAAAGGCAGAAATATACCCTTTTATACTGAACTTATGGGATTGCCTATTGCAGGCAGGATTGATGGTTTAACTAAAAAAGGAGAAATTATTGAATGTAAATCGGGTTACGGAACTGCCTTTAGTTATTCACTTAAAGATAAACCCAAGATAGAGAACTTCCCTCAGATTTTGGTTTATTTAGCAGTTTTAGGCTTAGATACTTGCATTCTACCTTACGGCTCAAGGGATAATACAGGATTTAGGTCAGGCTTTAAAATTACAAAACAAGAGATAGAAAAAGATGGTATAATATTAGTGAAGATATTAAAGCGTTGGAGAGCATTACAAATGTGCGTAGAAACTAATATTGTCCCTGAAAGAGATTTTGACTTATTTAATGACTGGAATTGTTCATATTGTGAATATTTTAGAGAAGGCGAAGATAAAAGAGGTTGTTATACTCAGGCACAAATTGATGAGTATTTTGCGAAAAAAAAGAAGAAAGAATAATAATTACCTGTGGGGCTGTAAAGAAAATAATTATGTTGACAAATCCAAATGAGGAAAGAAAAGGCAGGTGAAAAATGATGAAAGTAAATAGCCAAAAAAAGGAAAAAGAGATGGTAAAAATAAAGTTTCCACTTACAGAAGACCAAAAGCAAAAACTTCGTGATAGATTAGAGGAAGTTTTATCTCGTAAAGATGGAGAACAAATAATTATTTTATGTGATAAAGATAAACTTACTGATTATTACCAAAATATTTGTCTTAAACATTTGCTTATAAGAATTATTGAATCAGCAAAAGAATATGCTAAATTAACAAATAATCAACTAATAAAGGATAATTTAAAGAGTAATATAAGGGATATAAGGTGGAAGCCAAAGAGATAGGAGGGGAGAGATGAGATATGCAGTTGTTAGAGATGATATAAATAAGAAATTTACCAAATTTCACGATACTCTTGAGGAAGCAAAAATCGAAGCAGAAAGATTGTGCAAACAAGAACAAGTGCCTTTTATCATTTTAGAAGTTGTAGGAAGTGTATATATTAAAGAACCTGAACCCCCAATTGAGTGGTGTTGGGAAAGACCAATCGAATAGAAAGGCAGGTGAGAGATGAATAAGATAAGGGAGATATTAGAAGAGAATTTAAGAATTACTTGCAATAATCCTCCTGTTTTATTAGAGAGAGAATTGATTAGAATAGAAGATTTAGGATTAAAAATAATAGGTATAGACCACGCCGAAGCAGAAATTGAAAAAGAATTCCAAAGAAGATACCAAGACGCCGAGATGCCAAAGAAGATTGGTTACAAACAAGAAATAGAAGAACAATATGGCATACAATATAGCAATGGATTTACAGATGGCTATAATCAATGTTACAACGAATGGCTTGCTTACTATACCAAGAAGATGGCGGAGAAGATAGATGTAAATAAAATAGAAAAGGTGATAAAGAATTATTTTGGTTATGCAAAGGTAGCAGAACCAGTTTATAATATTTCTTTTGGTTGTAGCTTAGCCCAAGCCATAGCCAAAGAGATAAATAAATGTTAACCTTCAATAGAGTTTGTAAGGAATTAGGATTAGAACCTAACGCAGTAAGAATGATTTTGAAATCTGGACAACCTTATAAAATAAGAATAATTCCCAATAATCCTATTAATAAAAATGAAGCAAAAGAACTTAAAGGAGGGATAAAAAATGGGTAGTGCAAGTAGGCAAGGTTTTGATTTATTTCATCCTTATGGTCGCAAAGCATTTTTTAGGAGTGGAATTTTAGGGGATAAATGGGGAAGACGATATGTTCTTCAAGATACTTTTGGAAAATTCATTTGTAAGATAAAGGGGCATAAATTATTTAATAGTGCAGATGACATTAAAAATTATGTAGAAGCAAGTTGTAGTAGATGTGGAAAACTTATTGCTTCTTGTTCTCCTAAAACTATTAAATGCGAAGATTGCGGAGATATAATGGATTTGATTTCTTTATCTCCACGAGTTTATATATGCAGGAAATGTAAAACTATGAAGAGTAATTAGTCCAAGCTATAGTCAAAGAGATAGGAGGTGAGAGATGAAATACTTAATTCTTACAGAAGAAAATATTCCTATTATAGAGTTTTATGCTTATAGTCAAGATGTTGCAAAAACAATTATTGAAGATTTAAAAGGTCATTATGGAGAAGATATTAAGGTTAAAAAAATTAAAATAAAGGTAGGTGAGCGATGAGCATAATAAAAGATATAGTTGAGAAACATATTCGTGAGTATGATGAAGCGAAAACTGGAAATTTAGAAGGATATAAAAAACCATCGCCGCCAAATCCAAATATTTTTACAATAGGGGAACTTTATATTATTGGCGGGGCTATTATTTCTGAATTGGAAGGATTATTAGCAGATAAATTTATAGAGAAAGGCAGGTGAGAGATGATATTACCCAAAGTTAGATTGATACTCCCCGAGATAATCTGTATTCAAGGGAAAATGTATAAACCTTACATAAAAGAAATATATGATATAAACATCGGCTTTGCACCGATAGTGGATAACTTATTCGGTTCTTATAAAGTTCTTGCTTTAGAAGAAATAAAAGATGACCAAATTGGAGAGGAAGAAGAAAAGGTAGGTGAGCGATGAGTAAGATAAAGGAGCTGTTTAATTGGTTTGTTTCAGAAGGAAATTGTTTTCAAACTAAAGGAGACCGAAAAGGATTAAAATCTATAATTGAAGCCGAGATTGAAGCCGAAATCTCCGTCAGAAAAGAGGCGTGGAAGAAGGAGTTGCTGGAGAAGTTGCCAAATGGCGAACAGTTACACCAATGGTATTTAGAAGCGATTGAAGAATTACATCCAATTAGTTATAATAAAAATGCCCAGAAACCTTACAATGAATTATCCCCAGAGCAAAAATATATTGATGAATATATTGCTCAAAAAATCAAAAAACTCATAGAGGAGATATAAGATGATAGTAAAAATTATAGGTTTAATTATAATCGCAGATGGTATTTTATCAATTTGTTTTGCTTTTGAGCCCAGATTTCTCTGGCAGTTAGGTAGATTTATTCGCATTTTTCTTGGAATTTTGCTTCTTGTGGCAAAATAAATGGTATAATAGTAATGGAGATGAAGATGAAAAGGAGATTAAAATGGAAATCAAATTCCCGCATTTATCAGAAGACCTATCAAGAGTAAAGCTTCCTGCAAGAGTTGAAAGAAAATACGATGGAGAGCTCAACATCTGGGACGGCATTTGCCTTACCAACCGTTATGGAACTCAAAGATATTTACCTTTCTGTGCTCACTTGCCTAAAGATATAAAACTTATTGGCGAACTCTATTATAAAGATGGGCGTTCTAACTTTTATGAAGCTTTACCACACTTAAAGAATAATTCCCCTAATCTTAAATATATGATTTTTGGTATCTGGGAAAGCGACTTACCTTATATTCAACAAATTCAAAGTTTGAGATTTTTGCCTAATGTTTCAGATGGTATGACTGCTTATTCTTATAAAGAAGTTGAGTATTACGCTAAACAATATGTTAAAGAAGGCTATGAGGGCGCAGTAATAAAGCCAATAATGTGTAAAACGCCTGAAAGTTGGATTAAATACAAGCCTGACAAGAGCCTGGATTTGCTTATCTTGGCTTTAAGAAAAGATAAATTCTCGGTTGCGGTAGGTCTGGATGGACAAATTTTAGGTCATTGCACTTTGAACGGCTTTAAGGATTTAGTTAAGCAATTGGAAACTTTAGAAATTACAAGAGAAGATAAAGAGCATTATTATTTTAAGCCTGAAATAATCGTAGAGGTTGAACATCTGGGTATAATCAGAAATGAAGGCGTGCATTTAAGACACCCAAGAATAAAAAGAGTGCGGGAAGATTTACGAAAGGAGGACTTATGCTTGGATTTATTATTCTAATACTTATTTTGGTTTATTTTCTCTCAATTTATTTTGCTGGATGGTATAATAAGAATAGGAGGTGAGAAAGATGAGATGTTTAGTTTGTGGGCAAGAGTTTGTAAGCTGGGGCGAATTTGACGGACATTATTGGGATTACAATGAAAGAGGTGGAGGCACACTTGATATAATTCACCAAGAGGCAATCTCAAACTATAAAGAAGGTTCTCCTTGCGTATTGTGTGGCGGAAAAGTAAAGACTTTTGGTTATCCGCCAGATGGTTGGGAAACTGTATGCTTACAATGTGGATTACTTTACGATGAAGATTAGAAAGGAGGTTAAAGATGGGAGCATTTAAGGATTTAGACATTTTTATCCACGAAGGTGTTTTAGGATTAGAAACAGAGGAAGAAGAGAGAGAATATATTAGACTTAAAAACGAGATAGCTAAACACTTGAATAACGAACTTAAATTTGAAGAGTTGAGCAGAAAAGCTCAAGAGGTATTAGAGGAATGGGAAAGATACGAGAAGGAGGTGCGCAATGCAAGTCAAAGATATTCTTAAAAAACCAAGTGGTTATAAGGCAACTTTAGAAGTGAGTTTAAAAGATTTTACTTTGGAAGTTCCGATAAAGTATAAGCGGATGACCTCAAAAGATATAGTTGAGCCAGTTGTATTTAAAGACCAAAAAGGCGATATTGTCCTGCGTAAGTTTATCGGTGAGCCTAAACATTTGGAATGGAGAAAAGCCGATGATTTAGAGAAGAGCGCCGAAGGCGAAATCATTGCTTATCAAGTAGTTAACAATAAAGAAATCCCCGTTAAGCCATTTGAGCGCACAGAGCATATTACTATAAAGAAGATTATGCCTCACGAATTTAAGGAGAACTTTCTTATTGAACGCACCTTTGAGGTCTGGAGCGAAGAAGAAGCCGAACTCTTAAAACTTGCCGAATATCTGTATAAGTCAGATAGTATCGGCTTATGTGCGGTTGTAGTCTCTAAAGGCTATGATACGCAATATTTGGGTATTTTAGAGCCCAGATTTATAGAGAATAAATTCGGTTTTTTGCTCTTTTTGACTAAAAAAGAGATTGTATTTGAGCATTTAGCCGAGAGCCAGGCAAAAGAAAAAGTTAAGAAGGCTAAACCGCAAGCCATAGCGGTGCTGGATGGTATAATATAAGTGGAGGTTATAAGTTTGAGGAGGTGAGAAGATGATAAAGGAAGAGTTAAGTTATCAAGAGTTTGTTGCTGTTGAGAAGTTTGCGCAGGATTTGAAGGGTTGTTATGAGGCAAGGCTAAAAGAATACGCTGATAAGACAGATGTTATATCTTTAGCCATTAAGGCTACCCTGCAATATGTGATTAATATTCTTGACCTACATTTACAGTTTGCAGAGTTAAACTTTAGGTCTTACGATTTGAATATTGCGCAAAGCTCTTTAAGGAAGTTTGATAACAAGATGGTATAATACGATGGGAGGGAGGTGAGAAAAATGAGAAAGATTGAGAACTTACAGGAATTAAGGCAAACGCTTAGCATAATTGAAGAGTTAAGAAGAATAAGCCGAAGCTTGCATACGTTAGATGAAAACGCCTGCAATTATGGACTTACTCCACGCCAAGAAAAGAGAGAAGAAAGCCTAAAGAGGAAAGCGCAAGATTTGGCCTCTCGGCTTGGTTTGTTTGTCTATCACCAGGGAGACCCGAGAGGAGTAAGTTTATATCTTTTGGAAGATGAGAAGGAAAAGGAAAGTAACTATTATAATGGTTTGGCGATATATTAGTAAGTATGAAGTGTATAAATTATATTAACCATAAGCGTTATAAGGTTATAGTTATAGATATATAAGACTAAAGTTAAGGTTAGATGGTATAATACTATTAGAGGTTGCTCTTTGACAATCTGAGGCACAGCGTCCCGAGATAACGAGAGGGGATTAAAAAACGGCTAATCAGTGATGCATACAGTAGCGTAGCACAGTAGCATAACATAACATAGTAGTACAATAGCGTAGCACAGTAGTACTGTAGCATAGTAATATAGCGCTGGGAGGCACTCGGCTGGTAGGTTGCAGAAAGGAAAGAAAAGATGACAAATGGAAATTTTTGTCCAGTATGCACTCAAGTAATTTATGACCCTTTATTGACAGAAATAAAAAAAGAATTAGATGCTTATTATCAACTACGAAGCAAATTAAACGAGTGCAAAGACCAACTCCACCGCAGAAATTGCTTGATTAAGAAGTTAAGGGTAGAATTAAAACAAGCAATAGAAGAAAACACCCGTTTAATCAAAGCAAATATAGAGTTTAATAACCGCTAACCATTAGCACGAGCCCATTGGCTCGCAAACGCAACCTTGCCTTAGATTGTTTAAGCCCGCAAGTAGGAGCGTGCTCCGAAAGCGGGCTTTTTTTTGCGCTTGGATGCGCTTGGATGCGCTTGGATGCGCTTGGATG